GCTGAATCATATTACGGTAAGTTTCACCTCTTTTATCACCTAAATCAAATTCATTTAAAAGGAGCGTACCTTTCCATTGATTTGCTAATCTAAAGATTGAAGCTACTGTTATTGCACCACTTGTCTTGATAGCTTTATAACAAAGAGAACCAATAACCTCTAAAGCAGTTGATTTGCCTGTGCCTGTAAGCCCTGAAAACTGCAAATAAGGCACAAAAGGGAAACGATCAAATACCCAATAAAATAAAATAATATAAGGAATTATCTTTTCATAAAAGGGCGGAAGTTGGCAGTAATGATTTACAAACTGGCTGATCTCAGAAACCAATTCTTTATCAGTCCCATATTCTAAAGTATCTGTAGAGAGTAAAACTAATTTTTCTTGAACTAATTTATTATTGATAGGAATATATTTTTTATTATTTAATTCGATTTCAGATTTATACTCTAGGTTTTCTGGATTAGATTTATTAAATATAATAAATCTATTCTCTCTCTCTATACCATGTTCACTATGTTCATTATGTTCACCATTTTGTGCGTAAACCTGTTCAGCAATCCAATCTTCTGTCTCTAAGTATGAAATTTCTATAGGTTGATTCTTTTCAGCATTTTTTAAATCCTCTTTTTGTCTTTTTTTGGCTTGTTCTACAATGTCACTCATAACAACTCCCTCATCGCTTCATAAAACTTTAATCCTTTTGAATCCATTAAAAACTTAATAGTATCTCCCGACCAATCACAACCAAAGCATTTAGCTCGGTTGTTAGGAAATATACAAAATGAGGCTGTCTTTTCTTCATGGAATGGACATTTGGCAAACCATTTATTGCCAACTTTTCTAAATTCAACCCCGACTAATTGTTCAAATGGAAATTCTTTGGCTCGATCAATCTCAAATTGTTCAAACTTTGCGTATTTAAAGATATCCATTTTTTGATCTGTTATCTTGCCATAAAGTGTTAGCCAATAGGCAATCCATTTATGGATTATGTAGTATTCTGAAAAAACAGCAGCCTCATACTCTTGCAAAAACCATTTTTCTTTTGATTTTGTTTGAATAATTTTGCCAATAAGTCTTTTATGCTCTACTAAAAGTTCATTTTGTCTATTAAGACATTCTTCGAGCTTTGTTTCAATAATAGGCTTTAAATTTTCCTTAAACGGCTCAAAATCGTCATTTGATAGCGGTGGATATTTAAAATGATTAAAAACTTTACCTTCTTTAATCCAATCAAAACCTGCGCCAACTAGAGGCACGCCCGAAGGAGTGTTGTCAGCGCAGGTGTAAATGGGACTAAAAGCGTGCCTCATACTCTAGTATAAGCACACTACAACCTAGTTGTCAATAAGAAGTTTGGAGTGTTCCAACAACCTTTTATAAGTTTTGGGATATCTATGTTTTAAGACTTGAAGCATATCGAAATACCCAATAGAAGTGAAGCCGAAGTCAGTCTGCCTAAATCCGGCCTCACAAGATTTACAAGGGCAATAATCAAGTTTAGCCAGTTGTTTAAGAGTGATCATAAATCGTGCTTTAACTCAATATAAGCTACTACTAAAACCCCAAAAGTAATCAAAGCGAATAAATAGTAACTTAGGTCGTTTAGAATTAGATTAAGCATATCTTGGCTAGTTGCCTTATTCTTAGATAGTATATCACGAGTTAGCAAGAGTTGTCAAGTAGTCAAGATGTGGCTATTTTTAATTAAATGTATAATAAGACTTAATGAGACAATTAAAGAAACGGATGAGAGACTTGGCAAGTGTTGACCTTACCGGCTCGGTTCGGGAAATTGGCGAAGTAACTGGAATACCATTTCAAACCGTAGCTAGACTTCTCAATAATAAACCTGAATTGCAAGAAATTAGGGAAATTCAACGGCAAGAATTAATCCAGCTTTGGCAGGCAAGTGCGAGAGAATCAATTGTAGAATCCAAGAAACTTAAAGCACGATCTAAAGGGGAAGCAATAACGAATGCTGCAATAGCAACTGATAAGGTTATAGCCATTGAAAACCCGCCAAATCAAAGTAAACAACAAATCAATATAGGCGATAACAGACAACTTGTAGTAAATCTGCATAAGAGTCTTAAAGGACTTATAAGGAAGTAGTGTTATGGAAGCTATAGGGAGACTAGGGGCGATAGTTAAAACCATGAAATGTAAGCGTAAACAAAAAATTACCTTACTTTGCCAGCATGGGCAGGGATTATGTTCTTATGGCTGTAATGTGAATCTAAAACCTATAGAATTAAAGTATCTTAAAGCTACAGATAAGCTTAACGTCTGACAATAGTCCATTCTGCGACATTAAATTTCACAACAAACTAGGTCAATCAGGACATAAGTAGATCATCTGTTCTATTATAGGGTATTGCTTCCTTTTATATATAAGATAAGTGTTAGAGATAGGATATGGGTATGCTATGTCCTATAGTGGTAGGGGCATAGGTATGAATAAGGATATTATTGGGTGTAGTAGGAAAGGATTGTTATTCTATGAATCTTATGTGGGTGTCATAAACACACAAGCTCAACTTTAAAAATTAAAATAATGTAAAAAAAGGATTGACTTGTAACCAAAAGATACAATATAATGTAACCAATGGTTACAACATATCAAATCTTTTGTTCTTGTGGTTGTGGAGAGATAATTGAACGTAAAGTCTTTAAATCGGGGGCCTGTAAAGTACGAGCTTACAGAGATACTGTCAAACAAACTATCATACTCGATAGCGGTGATGTAACTAAAAGTAACATAAATATGAAACCATTAGTTACAAAACCCGAAGAAATGAAACCAAAGGTTACATCTCTGGAATGGAATCCAAAAATCCCCGAAGATTGGCAACCTGCATCTAATCTTTCCAAAGAACATTTCGCCAGAAAATCAAAAACAAAAAAGAAATAATGGAAATAAACATAGACTACATTCCCCACAAGTACCAAGAGCTTATCCATAAAGACCAATCACCCTACAAAGTCATCGCCGCAGGCAGACAATTCGGCAAATCACTACTTTCAAGATGGACTATCCTCTTATCAGCCCTTAAAACCCCAGGACGTTATTGGATAGTCTCCCCCACCATAAAACAAGGCAAAGACAATCACTGGAACGCCCCCGACAATAACATTTTATTAAACACCGCAGGCTGGCGAACTTATGAGAACTCAAGCGATCTGGCCATTGAAATCCCTTCAACCACAGGCAAATCCCGAATCGAAATAAAAGGCATCGAAAACCTTGAAAAAACAAGAGGAGCCAAACTTCAAGGCGTAGTCATGGACGAGGCCGCCTATCTTACCGAATACTCATGGACGGGAGTCATAAGACCCATGATGACTACCACAGGCGGATGGGCAATGTTTATCTCGACGCCTAACGGTTTTAATTGGTTTAAAGACCTTTACGAGCAGGGAACAATCCACTCAATAATCCAAAAACAACCAACTGATCCTCCAGTCTGGACTGCCAAACTTCTCAAACCCCCCAAACCAAGCAGATTTAAAGGCTGGTCAAGCTATCATTTCACTTCATACGATAATCCTTATGCCAAACCCGAGATCATTGAAATGGCCCGTCTTGAATCAATCGGCAAAAATACCGAGGATGAGTTCTTTCAGGAATACATAGCGGACTTTAGGAAGGTATCAGGTCTTATCTACAAGAACTTCAACCGCCACATCCATGTCATTGACCCAATCCAAATCGAGGACAGTTGGGAAATCTACAGGGGAGTGGATTTCGGTTTTGACAACCCGACAGCCTGTGTCTGGATAGCCGTATCTCCTGAAGGTAAATGGTACATAATAGACGAATACTACGAAAAGAAAGAATCCAGTGACTACCATATCGGCATGATCCTCTCAAAGTCCCAAAACTACCCTCATGCCGAAGCAACCTACGCCGATCCTTCGGCACCGCAAAATATTGTTGATTGGGGCAAAAAAGGACTCTATATGACGGGGGCCAGAAAAGATATGGGAACCAACAAAGGCGAATGGGTAGGCCACGGAACCGATCTTGTACAGGAAAAACTAAAAATCAATCCAATTGACAAAAAACCGACACTTTTCGTCTTTAAAGGTTGTACCCAAACTATCAGGGAATTTGAATCCTACAGGTGGAAGGAAGAAAAGAACCAGGAACTTAACAAACCTGGTGTTCCCCTCAAGGCAAATGATCATCTGATGGATTCGATTAGGTATGTAGTTGTTTCCTACCGTAAATCTAGCCATGAGGCATTCCCAGACGACAGTGATTTGTTCCAAGGAGGCTATTATTGATGCAACTTAGGATCAGAGATACGAATAAGCCTTTGCATTTGGATGTCGAACATGATATACAAAAAGTAGGCAACGGACAGTTTACTTTTACTGTAAGATTAAATAATGGTGTTGTAACCGATTATAATGTCATCGAACACATTGACACAAAACAATTCCTTATCCTTAAAAGTCTTATTATCGAAGAACTTACCCTTTCACACGTTGATGGAAACATTACTGCAACAGACACAGTATGGGACATTAACTTTCACAATGCAGATATTTAATGGTGAAGTAATGTTACCAAGTTTGAATATTGTTAAAAATAAAAGGAAAAAGTATTGACATTAACCTATAAAAGGTATATTTTTAAGTAGCTAATACCTAAAAAAAGAATAGGCGAGGCACCGATCGAATCGGTGTCTTTTTTTATGGAAATAACCCAAGAAATAAAAACCCGTCAACAGGCGGCATTTGATTCCCTTAAGCAGAAACGCATACTTTGGGATCGTTCCGAGCAGTTATTCCACAACCAACTGAATGATGAAATCTCCTCAGAGCGGAAATCGCAGGTATTTGACCCCAAACTATCAACTTTAACCATTGAGCGAAGCTACAGGGTAATGGCCCAACTTGCCACAGGCAAAGTACGGGGTGTTTCCAAAAACGACATTGGCGGGGCAAAGTTAAAAAACCTGATTCTTGATAAATACGTAGTCCCCAACGCCAATTCCCAATTCGACTTTCTTACAAAGTTAAGAATGGCCGATATGTACTCCAACATTTATGGTAACTTTTTTGCGTTAATTGATTGGGTAGTCAAGCCGAACGGTTATATCGGCCCCGATATGTGGCTTCTTAACATCAGGGACGTATTCCCGCAGGTAGGTGCGGTATCTGTTGAGGATTCGGATTACATAATAATTAGAACTTGGCGGCCTCTTTCATTTTTTGAAAACTTGCCCAAAGACGGCTATAAAAACGTAGATAAGATAATTACCAAACTCAAAGGACTTTCAGGTTCAAAGCATGTAAGGGATAGCGAAAATGTCTCAAAACGTGAAGAAAACCAGTATTCCGATTCCGCTCCCGCAAAAGGTAAAGGCTATTTTGAAGTCTTAACTCAGTATGAAGGTGACAGGTGGGTGGATTATTGTGCGGAAGCCGATATGGAATTCCGTGACCAGAAAAACCCCCATGAGGATAATGACCTTCCCGTTAAATGCAAATACTCGATTCCCCTCTTAGATGATTTTATGGGACTATCAGACTTTGAACGGGGCGGTTCAATGCAAATGGTCATAAATAGTGTTTGGAATCTTTACCTTGATGCGGTAAAAATGTCTATCTTCCCGCCAGTTATAATAAACAAGGACAATGTATCCGCTGAATCTTCATTTAAATGGGGGCCAGCCGAAAAATGGCTCGGCAGAAACCAAGTCGATAATATCGCAAGGACAATCCAGCTTTCACCAAAAGGGATTGAAACCTTTAACAATACTTATCAGGTAGCCAATGCCGCCATTCTTAACCTATTTGGTACAACCGATACTGCAACAACCGCCGAAACTTCCCCTGAATTTGGTAAAACACCAAAAGCGCTTTCCTTACAGCAAAACCGTGAAAATACCCGTGATAATGCTGACAGATTTTACATGGAGCAGTTTGTCAAAAGCGTAATGAGGAAATTTGTCAACCTTATCTCCAAAAAACAGAAAAGTGCCATCACCGTCCGTATTTTTGAGGATGAAATAAACGAACTTAAACGCTCTTATCCTGAAATTGATAAAATCTATAACAAAAAAACAGGCAAAATATCAATCAGCCCTTCGGAATCGATACTTTACGATTATGAGATTGTTTCGGGTTCAACTTTTGCCACAGACCAGAAAACCCAGCAGGATAATATCACACAGTTAATCACTCTTTACATCCAAGCCCAGACACCGCAGGGCAATATGTTTGAAAGCGCTCTGCAAAACCAAGGATTTGATTTCAATTTTGGGGAATTGATGAAACGCTTGATTTCAAACTCAGGTATTCAGGACTGGGATAAGATTTTGATTGAAAAGACACCTGAAGAAAATGCCAAAAGCATATTGGACAATCATGCCCAGCAGTTCGTACAGGCTATGCAGGGAGGTATGCAGGGACAAAACATGAACGCCATTCCTCCTCAGCCTAACGGAGAAATGCCGATACAAGGACAAAACATACCACAAGGAGGAATGGGTGCCTAAAGTAAATGAGGCTTTAAAACCTCAGTTTAATGTAAACATCGCAAGCGATGAAAAAGTTAAGGAAACGGGAGCAACCGATGAAGAACGCCATCTTTACCATATATCGCAAACGGCAGGATGGAGAATACTTGAGGAGTTTATACAGGAACAAATTAATGGGCTTGATTCCATAAATGAAAAAGCGATGGAAGTGGGACAAAACTTTGAAGAAATAGGCAAAAATACGATTGTTGCCAATTTAGCAAAAGGAGTTATTAAAAGAATTTTAAACAAAGTAAAGGATGCTCGTGAACAAGTCGAACGGTCGGACGGAACCATTAAATGAAATTTATGAAAAACCAGATTTTATCTTTAGACCGAACGAACACCACGAATGGCGGCAGGAAGGACCATACTGCATTTGCAAAAGTTGTGAACTTATCCATGCTGTTTTTATCGGTATGGATAAGTTGATGGTAGGCCTTGACGATCAGGGCCGCCCGCTCTTTAAAAATCGAACTTAATCGTATTCTCACATTACGATACAGGTGTGTGGAAGGAGGTGAGTCTAAATGGACGAGCCTAAAGGCGTAAAAGAAAGCGGAGATGAAACCGCTAACGAGGAATCGCCAACTCAAGAACAAACAACTGAGGAAGTTGAACAACCTGAAGTTAAAGCGACGGCTGAAACTGAAGGGGAAGCAACCGAAACAGTGGAAAGCAAGAAAAAAGGCTACGAAGCCAGAGTTCGGGAACTTAATGCCAGAGCCAAGGATGCCGAGGCAAAAGCCCAATCTTTAGCCGATAAACTTGCGGAACTTACAAGTGGAAGTACCACAGGGGAATTACAAATACCCCAATATAATCCGCAGGAGCCGTTGATTGCCGCTGGTGAGGAAATTGATGTCAACGAACTGAATAAAAGACAATCAGAACGTGAGGCAAAAATTCTTCAGCAGATGAGAGCCGAAGCTGAACTAGGCAGAAAGCAATCCGAGGCAATCGGACGGATTAACAATGAGGCTTTGGATGCGGTCAGAAAGTATCCTGAACTTGATCCTGACTCCGATAGCTATAATTCCGAGCTTTCCGAAACTGTTACCGAGGCGGTAGAGGCTTATGTTAAAGCCAATCCGTATTCTGCATCAGTTATAAAGTTTGTGGATAAACTGATGAAACCCTATAAAGGGGCGGTAACGAAAGAAGTTGGCGAGGCTTC